CGTCAATGCTAAATCCTACATAAACAGGATAGATACGAGTCCCCGAAAAGCGCGGCAGATTAGAGCGGGCGATGTTATTGCCGCCGTCAACAGTATTCGTATCAACGGTTCGCGTTGCCAGGGGATAGGATATGATATTCCCGGCATAGACGGCAGAATATGAATAATTGGCTGATCCCGCGGCGTTGCTATAAAGGCAATAGTTCCGGTTACAAAAAATAATTGAATTGACCAGCGTAAGTGGTTGGTTGGCTCCAGTATTTCCTGCCACAATGCCAGTATAATAACCGTGGACGATACAATTATTAAGTCTATTTCCGGCCCCGTCTGTCTGACTCTGGACTCCAAGCGGACTTGACGCGCCCGGTAGGGTCATGCCATCAAATTCGCAATAATTGAATACTAGGTTATTCCCTCCCGCCGATTGATTGGGCGTTGAGCCGCCTGTATGACCCCCGAATCTTATCCCGGTGAACGTCCAATATGGATACACCACCGACCAGATGCAAATCGTTATGCCGTGATAATTTATCGTCCCATATTGTGTGAATGGATTAGATGTGGCGTAAACATAAATTTTCTTATTGGTTGAGTCATACCACCAATCCTGCGCTTGAGCGAGGTTCACTTGAGCCGCGACCTTTGTCCCCCATAGGCCACCGAACGAACAGGCGTTCGTGGTCACGTCGTTGTTCGCATACCCTAGGTTGGCGGTCGATGCCCACCAATTGTTTGATCCCGCATCCGTCCATGCTCCCGTCGTTATGAATGAGTTGTATCCGCGAATTTCCGGGGCGGCCCCTGCCCCATAGGCCTGAACAGTAATGACATTGCCCGCTGACCCGGCCGAATTGCGGACGAGGCGATCATTCCAAACAGACCCCCGAAGAAGGTTGACGACATCTCCAGCGGCAAGGGCGGGGCTTTTAGTATATATCTTATTGATCGTTGCCCACGGCCCATGCGAGCCGTCCCAAGCGGCGGCGAGGCCGTCGTAGGCATCGGAGCCGCCGGAGGAAGTGATGTAGTAGGTTGCCCCACTCAGCCCCAACGCGCACAGCAGGGCCAGGGCGAAGCTGATGACCGAAGCGATAAGGAAGCGGTTGCGGTGCATGGGGGTCACCAACTAATCGAGGCATTGACCGCAGTCAGGGCGTTCGCCGCGTCCGCGTTCACAACTTTCGCCAACCTGATATGACTCGCCCCTATGAGCATGAACATCTGAGACACACGAACCGTCGTCCCGCTCACGACAGTATGGTTCGTCAAAACCTCAATACATTCCAGGCCGCTCATGGGATCAACGAAATCAGCCCATGTCGCGGCAAGATCATAGCTTACCTGAAAATAGAAGCTCACCTTCGACGCGGCTCCCGCCGCCCTCGTGAACGTCACGGTGAAGAGGGCCGATCCCTGATTCGCCGGAATGCTTACATTGAGCGATGTGAAGTCCGTGCCATTCACGTGCGTCTCCGAGGCATCGAGCGCGGTCGCTGTCGCCAGAAAGTTCACCGCATACGAGATTTGTGCCCAGCTCGTCGCTACTAAGAACAGGAACATGACCAAGGTGGCCAATGCGTGTTTTCTCATTTTATCCTCCTAAAACTTGATTACCTTTTCTTCTTTGGCTTCCAGCCGTGCTTAAAAGCCTGGGCGACCTTCTCGAAGTTGTTCCTGCGTCGCGTAGACTTGAAATGAAAGACCTTCCCCGATGACATCCTGAGCCCCTTTTTACCGACTTTCATGATGCCTCCCCTGGGCCCGACTGCGCAGCCGCGGCCTCGCCCGGCTTCTTTGTCTCGGCCTTCATGATGAAGTCCAGGGCCTCATCGAGCGACGGGTTCGCCTCCCGCGTCTCTTTGAGCTTGTTCAGGTTCTCGAGGATGGCCGCCTCTGCCTCATCGACATCCGTGATGTCCGGGTTGAAGCGCTGATAGAACTGCCCGAGCCCGATGATGCCGCTCTTGAGCCGCTTGGCCTCGAGGTCGATTTCATAAACGGGATCCTCCGGGAACTCAATCTCGCCGAAGTCCACGGTAAAGATCGCGTTCTCAGGAATCTGCTCCCAGCCGAAGAAGCCCGCGTGGGCGTTATTGACGATCCGGGTCTTCTCGAATAGTTCCGCCTCGAGCTGTCTGTAGCCTGGGACCTGTTCCTGCCGTTGCTCAAGGAGTGCCATGTTCCGGATCTTCAGCGCCCGCCCGCTCATCTCCGCAATCGACAGCGTCCAGGAGTCGGCCGATATCCCGTAGTTGTTGATGATCATGTTGATGTCGCCGGCGATGGATTTATCGAGCTGATCCATTGCGATCTGGAGGTCGAGGGTGCCGATCGATGAGTTGTCGCCCTTGAGGTGGAGCATCGTCATGGGGTCCGTTCGCTGTTTATTCGGCACATTCAAGTCGTCGGCGATGACGTAGATCTGCTTGAACGAGGCGGTCTTGAAGTAATAATCCTTGAGCGTGAGCTTCCAGCCAAGGCCCACGGCGGCATTGTAAAGATCGCGCCCTGAGTCCTGGTCCCAGAACGAATCCTCGGGGTGCTGGCGGTGCGAGACGACGGCGGGGATGATAAAGGCCCCGTCCTTGTCGCGGTAAGGGTACGCCAGGCCCCCGGCTGCGCCGTCCGGGCTGTAGATTATCGATATGGGCCGGAAGTAGCCGTCGAGGATTGCATGGTTTCCATTGAGGTCCCAATAGGCATAGCGGAGGAGGGCCGAGGTCGGCGTGTTGACCGAGGTTATCCTGTAGAATAGGGCATCCATCTTCGCGGGATTGTCCGGGTCCTGGATGACCGTGCAGACGTTCGGCGTGATGAGGTCATAGCAGATCCGGCCGTCGCGCGCGGCGACCATGACGATGATGTCGTTCACGGCGTTCGTGAGGCGGTTCACCTTCCTCATGCGCGTGTCGATGTCCACCTCTTCCTTGATGGCCTCATAGCGGTCGCTCTCAATATCGAGGGCGCGTTGAGCGTCGGCCTTATAGACCATCGAGATCTGGTTCACGACGCGCTTGAAGATGTTCTGAGACTGGTTGACGTGGTAGTGAAGATTGTCGTAATTCTCCTTGCAGAATAGCTTCTTGAGCGTGTCGCGAATGATCTCCTCGTAATCGTCCGAATAGATGCACAGGCGGTTGTCGGCCTCTTCCTGGCGGTCCTTCTCGGCACGCCACTTCGCAGCCAGAACACTATTGATGACGGTCTGGGGAACGATGGATTTGAACATATCATGCCACTCCGCACGAGGATTTCCGGACAGGGAACCGGTTAATAAAGAACTCGCCGAGCGCATCGATCCAGTGGTCGGAGATCCCGTCCTTGAGCGGTAATTCGCTCTGGATGTCGCCCTTCGGATCCGGGTAGCGGTACATCTCGAATGCCTGGATGAGATTCGTACAGGTAGGGGAAATGAGCAACTTGCCATTCCGGAGCCACTTGCGGATCTGATTGACCCGGTCCTGGATAATGCCGGGATACTTGTGCTTGTACCGGACCACCTCATAACTGAAGATCGCCCGGAGTTCGGAGACGGACGACGTTCCGAGCGCTTCGTTCTTTGCATCGCCCGCTGGATCGCAACCGATGAGCGTCGGGCGCGCAGGCGCGGCGGCGTCGATGATGTGCTTGCCGATGACAGGGATGGGCGTCTCGCGCCTCCCGAGCTCGCTCCACACGAACACGTTCTCCTGGGCGTCGACGTTGATGAACAGCACCGCCGTCGGGGCGCTCCACCCGAAGTCGACCCCGAGGCAATATTCCATCCCGGGGTTAAACTTGATGGGCTCCTCGGTGACGTTCCGGGCCCTGCTGAAGTCCGTGAACACCTGACCGCCGAACGTCTCGAACGACGCCTCGTACTCCTGACGGAACGCGCGGGGGTCCATGTCACGGCGGGCCCGCTCGATTTCATCCGGCGAGATCGTCCCGGCCTCCGAGGTCTTAATGTGCCAGGACTTCCAGTCGGCGGGGTTCTTTGCCGCCATGTTGTAGAGTTCGTAAAAATGGTTATAACCCTTTGGCGTAGAGGTGAAATAGGCGGGAGCCTTGAGATCTGAGGTCATGGGTTGTAGAATTTCTTCCCACACATTCCCGCGCATGGAGGCATATTCATCGACAGCCAAGGCATTTAATTTCGGGCCGCGCAACGTGTCCGCCTTGTCCGCCCCCTTGAGCTGGATCTGTCCGTCCCCAGCGAACCTGATGAGAAGATCGCTTTCGTTCACCTTGCGAATCAACCCATGCTTGAAGAATGATTGAAGGTTCGCCTTAAGCAAGGGCCAGGCCGCATCCTGGGCCGACTGATATGTCTGGCCGACGAGCCAGCACAGCGAGTTCGGTGTCGTCGAAGCCACGATTGTCAGGAAGTCGCAGGCCAGCAAGGTCTTCCCGCTTCGCCTCCCGGCGCAGATGACCTTGAATCGGTGCGGATCGTAAAAGACGGACTTCTGCCAAGACTTCAGCGCGTAGGGAAGGCGTACCAATTGTCCGTCGTCAAGACTCGTCTGCATGTACGATCCTATAAGTCCCGATAATTTCGTGTTCCTGCTTCTCGCGCCATTTCTCCGGTTGCCGGTTCTTTAGCCAGAAGATCATGGCCGTCGTATCGCCCGGCATCCATACGTTCTTCCCGCTTTTATCAAGCGTCTCGTATCCGATCGCTTTCTTGTAGAGGCTCTGCGTAACCTTGAAGTCGGCCTTGAGCTTCCCCCTTTTTAGGGACTGCAAAAACGCGGGCTGTTTCTTCCAGTAATTCAGGGTTCGGGGGCTGATATCGAGAATGACGGCGATCTGTTCATCGATCAGCCCCATGCTGGCGACGGCCTCCACCTTCTCAAGGTTGAGCCGGTTCATCTTGAACGGGTGGTTGGGCTTGGCGACTTTGAAGATCTTCATGTTTGCTTTCTCTCCAGAAGTCTGTCGACCTTGCCCTCAATACGAATGAGCGTTTTCTCA